TTGGGTATAGTTTATGGCATTGAAAATTTCTGAGTCCGCAGCCGTACAAATGCCAATGAAGACGGTTGCTAGTTTAATCACGATGGTTGCCATCGGGACCTGGGCTTATTTTGGCCTGCACGAAACGCTCAATCAACACTCTACAAAAATAGAGTTGATGCAAAAAGATTTAGAACAAAACACAGAGTTTAGAATTAAGTACCCAAGAGGTGAGTTAGGTCAATCAGCTGGAGAAGCAGAACTTTTCATGATTGTAGAACATGTTAGTGGTTTACTAGAGGATGTTGAAGAAGAGATAAAGGGTATGAGAAATAATGCCGTTAATATAGAATTTTTGAAGAAAAGAACAGAGAAATTAACTGAAGATGTAGAGAAACTAATTAGAAACGGAAGTGGTAAAAACCAGTGAAGAAAAAAATTAAATTATCAAAATTTGAATGGGTTAAAAAAAACATAGTTATTGTGCCTGTAGTGGCAGCAATATTAGCTGGAACATTTACATCAGTTAGATATGTTATCAATCTTACAGATACAATAGAAGCAAACAAACAAGTTTTGATAAATTTACAAAGAGATTTAGAAGTAGCAAAAGAAAAATTAACAGACACAGCCACAAGACTTTCAGCAGCAGAAGCTACATGGGAGATGGCTGAAAATTTATATAGACAATTAGCAGATCAAGTGAGGGAGCACGCATATGATATTAAGGATCTTAATCGCTAGTTTTTTAGTGGTAATTATTTCTACTGTAAATGCAGAAGCGCGTAATGAATACTTAAATGATGGCACAAATACGTGTGATCAAGGTAGTTGGGAAGCTTATACAGAAGTCAGACAAAACGAATATAAATCAGGGTCAAGTGCTGAATCACAAAATCAGGTATTAGGTTGGAGATTTAGAAAGTCTATTGGTGATGTATGTGATGAAGAATTTGTAAAAGATCAAAGAAAAAAACAAAAATTAAAAATACAATTAGAGTTAGTGAAAGAATGTAAGAGAGTGCCTAGAATTAGTCCACCTCCTGCAGAGTTTGCTGAACTAATTAATGCTTGTACAAAATTAGGAGTTATGTCCTCATCTTCTTTTAATGAAAGAGATTTTGACCCAAAAGTAAGTTACTGGACAGAGTTAAAAGAAAAGTATATGAAGGAAAATCCTGATATAATAACGTTGGATAATTATAAAAAATGATAGAAACTGTATTCGCACTTATCTTAACTTTAAACGGAAATATGATAGAGCATGTATATAAACCGTCGTTATCCGATTGTTTGAAATCCAAGCGTATCGCGCAGAACGAGGTAAATCCTGAGCGAGTTGTATTTACTTGTAAAAAAGTGAAAGCTCAAACAGAAATATACATGGACCGAAAGAAAGTCGTTAAAATATTACCATAATGGAACCTTTTATACCTATAAACACAATAATAGCTTTTATTTTATTTTGTGTTGTAATTTATGTTGCTTTCAAAGATAATCAATAAATATGGCTTACCTAAATGTTAACATTCCAACAATTTATGCTAAAGTTAAAAAAGAATATTTATATGATTTGGATAAAAAATTTAATAAGGAAAGTGTTGATTGCGTTATCTTCGGAATGGCAAGTATCACCGGTAAGTCGCTTTTATTCCACTGCCTTTTACCAAATGGCGCGTGCTATTGGAGGCTGCCTATCAGTGCGTTTTTCCAAAAATCGTTTCATAGAACCGAAGTGCCCGATATGTCAGTTGACGAGCTGGAACTGTGGAACTGTTTTAGTTACTATCCTAGTGTCACTGAATTTGATTTTCTTGGTGGTATGCGTGGTAAGTTTTTAGGAAAGGATAAAAAATTTTATAATGGAGAATATTTATTTACAATAGACTGGGGGACACCTGAAGTAAATGAAATTGATACTGAACATTCTGAAATTCCTCAAGAACACAAGTGTGCACATATATTGGAACTTGATAACGGTAATTATGCTGCTCAGCCTAATAATCGTATCTTGTGGAGCGTTTCTAACTATACTACTGATAGATCTTGGCCAGACTATAAAGTGCAAAATACTTATTGGACAGTCGAAAATAAAGATTGGATTACAGAAGATACAGACAAAATGTTTTATGAAATAGAGGAGAAAAAAGATGAAATTGACAGCTAACATAACTTTAGACGAACTTTGCAAAAGTCAAACTGCAGAAAGGAAAGGAATCAACAATAACCCTAGTCCTGAACAAATTGAAAATTTAAAAGCTCTTGCAATAAATGTGTTGCAACCTATACGTTCACACTATGATAAGCCTTTGATCATATCAAGCGGATTTCGTTGTGCTCAACTTTGTGTAGAAATCGGCAGCAGTGTTAAAAGTCAACATACTGCGCATGATGAAGCAGCGGCAGCTGATTTTGAAATACCTGGCGTTGATAACAAAGCTTTAGCAAAATGGATACAAAATAACTTAGAAGTGGACCAGGGCATATTAGAATTTTATAAAGATGGAGAACCTACTTCAGGCTGGATACACTGTAGTTATTCACGTAATCATAACAGACAACAATGGTTGCGTGCAAGTCGAGTTGATGGTAAGACTCAATATACACCTTGGTTAGGAGAATAATATGGCAATAGGAAGATCACAAATGAGAAAGCAAGTTGAAGGTCAATTAAGAGGAGCTAGAGACGACAATAAAAAAGTAAAAACATATGCAGGAGGCGGTATGAAAAATAGAAAAATTAAAAAAGTAATTAAAGGTTTAACAAAGGCTTCAAAGACACACGCAGCACAGGCTAAAACATTAAAAGGAGTTTTAAATGGATCCAAAAAAAGGAACGGGAAAAAAGCCTAAAGGTTCAGATAGAAGACTCTATACTGACGAAAATCCAAAGGACACAGTATCAATAAAATTTGCCACAGCAAAAGATGCTAGAGATACTGTAAGAAAAGTAAAGAACGTCAATAAACCATTTGCAAGAAAAATACAGATATTAACTGTTATGGAACAACGTGCTAAAGTTATGGGTAAAACTGAGGTGGTTAACATTGCAAAAAAAGGTAAAGAATCAATTCGCAAAAATCGTAAGGTCTAGAACTTACGCTCCAAAAGTGTTAAAATCAAAAAAGTTGTACGACCGCAATAAGGAGAAAACATCTCTCAAAGTGGCCACTAAAGAAGGAGAACAAAATGACTAAATTATGTCCAAGAGGGAAAGCAGCAGCGAAGCGAAAATTTAAGGTGTACCCTAGCGCTTATGCTAATGCCTACGCATCCAAAATATGTGCAGGCAAAATTAAAGATCCTTCAGGAGTTAAGAGAAAAGATTTTAAAGGACCTAAACCTGCATACACAGGTAGTTTTATTGATTTAGAAGTAGACGGTGAAAAATATGCGAACAAAAGTCTAAAACAATATTACAAAGGTATGTATGAGCAATAAAAAGAGAAAAACTTTACCTGATTATTTAAAAGGCACTACAGTTGGTGGAGGTCTTGATGTATATGATGATGAATTTGTAACATCTCCAAGAGTAGAATTTAATGTTAAGAAAAAAGGTGTAACTGTTGGAGTATCAGGTGAAAAACCATTTAGTAAAATTGATAAACAAAATATAAATAGTATTCTAGGTTTAGATATAACTAAAGAAGGTGAAAGTTCTTCATTTGGTTTACAAGGGACAAAACAAGGTAAGAGTAAAAATATTGGTTTTACTTTTTCTAAAACTTTTAAAAAAGGGGGATTAAAAGAATGGTTCAAACAAAATTGGGTAGATATTGGGAGCAAACGAAAAGATGGCTCTTACGCAAAGTGTGGCCGTTCAAAATTGGAAGCGGACAGAAAACGAAAGTATCCAAAGTGCGTCCCTGCTGCCAAAGCGGCAAGGATGACAGAATCCCAGAGGAGGAGTGCCGTTGCAAGGAAAAGAGCTAAACCACAGGGAGTGGGGGGTAAACCTACAAACGTTAAGACCTTTACTAAGAAATATTACGGGGGTATGATAGACGTATGACAGATCCAAAATTCATAGGTCCACCTAAAAAATTATTTAAGTCGTCGACTTATTATAAAACTATGCCTGAGGCAAAGACTGCTACAGAAATAGGTAAAGACATAATGAAAAAAACAAATGTTGGAGCTGGTAAAGTTTTAACAGCATTAGGATCACCTATACTTACAAGTAAAAAATTATTATCAAAAGCAAAAGCAAAATTTACAGGTGCAGCAAAAAGAGTTAAGGCTATTTCAAAAGGCAACATTGGAAAAACTACAAAACCTTTAGTGGGAAAAAGTGCAAAAGCTGGTTTAGGAAAGCAAAATAGATTAATAGCACAATTGAAAAAAACTCCTACTAAAGCTAGGATAGCAAGTAAAGCATTAAGAGTAGCAAAATTTGCTAGAGCTGCAACTCCAATAGGTTTAGCTACGGTTGCTGTAACAAGTATTAAAAAAAGAGATCCAGAGGTAGTAAAAAGAGAAAGAGAATTTTTTAAAGGTAAAAAATATAAAGATGTAGGTTTTGAATCAATGCTTAATTATAAAAGCGGAGGTTTGAAAGAGGCAACTAAAAAACTAAAAGCACAAGGATATGTAGGAGGAAAAATGGCTAATTTGAAAAAAATTCCAGAAGGTCCAAAAGGCGAAGGTCTTAGAAAGTTAAAAGCTGCAAGACCTGACGTAACTAGAAAAATGGGTTTTGCAAAAAAAGGTAAAGTCATGAAAGCAATGGCTGGTAAATCTGTTAGAGGTTTCGGTGCTGCAAGAACTTCAGGAATGGGTTTACAGGATGAACAAATGGTTCCTGGTAAATCTATGGATTATTATAAAGACTTAATGTAATGAATTATGGCAACGTCTGGACAAACAACATTCGATTTAAATATCGACGATATTATAGAAGAAGCGTATGAAAGATGTGGAATACGTACTAACTCTGGCTATGACCTTAGATCAGCTAGAAGAAGTTTAAATTTACTTTTTTCTGAGTGGGGTAATAGAGGCGTTCATTTATTCAAAGTTGAACAACAAACTCAAGCGTTAACTGCTGGTACTGCACAATATACTGTGCCAACAAAAGTTAGTGATGTGCTTGAGGCTTTTATATCCACAACCGCGGGTGTAGAAACAAACACTCAAGATGTATCATTAACAAAAATAGATAGATCTGCTTTTGCTGCTTTACCTAATAAAGGAGCACAAGGTCAGCCATCTCAATATTATGTTGATAGACAAGTTATTCCTATAATCAACTTATATTTAACTCCAGATGCATCTACATTCACTCATCTAAAATATTTTTCTATTAATAGAATTGAAGATGCTGGAGCTTACACAAATCAAGCCGATGTGGCTTATAGATTTTTACCTTGCATGTGTTCAGGTTTAGCTTACTATTTAGCAATGAAAAAAGCACCAGATAAAATACAAACCTTAAGATTAATTTATGAGGATGAATTACAAAGGGCATTAACAGAAGATGGCCAAAGAACTTCTGTTTATATATCCCCTCAAACTTACTTTGGAGATGGAGTTGGATAATGGCATTTGCTAGAGGAAAAAGATCATTAGCTATATCAGATAGATCAGGACAAGCTTTTCCATATACAGAAATGGTAAAAGAATGGAATGGTTCTCTAGTGCATATATCTGAATTCGAAGCAAAACATCCACAGTTAGATCCACCACATACAAAAGCAGATGCAATCGCTTTAAGAAATCCTAGGGTGCAAAAATTTCAACAGCCAACAACAGTAGCTAGTAACGATGTGACTGTAGCTGATTCTGGCGGTATAACTGTTGGAGTTGCTAATTTAACATTACCTGGTGATTTTGCATTTAATAATCAAGGCACAAGTGAAATGAAACCTGCAGATCCTTCTTTACAAAACAGACGGAGACAAGTAACAGCTTTAGTAAATCCAGTAACAATAGGTATTTCATAATGGCAATAACTTATACAAATTTTTTAACTCAAGTAAGAAATTACACAGAAGTATCTAGCTCTGTTTTATCTGATACTTTACTAGATCAATTTATTAGAAATACAGAGTTAGCCATTGCGGGAGCTGTAGATTATGATGATCTTAGAAAATTTTCTAACTCTAATTTTACTGCTAGCAATAGAGCAGTGAGTTTACCTGGTGATTTGAAATACCTTAGAGCTGTAAAAATAACGGACGCTACAACAGAAATTTTTTTAGAAAAGAGAGATCAAACGTTTATAGCAGAATTTAATCCAACTGGATCTACTGGCCAGCCAAAATATTACGCTATGTATAATGATAAAAATATTATTGTGGCACCAACACCGGCCTCGGCTTTAGCCATCCAAATTCAATATGTCAAAAATCCACCTCATTTTGACTCAACGACTTCAACTATGCTGTCGGATCAATATGAAAATTTGCTTCTTTATGGTGTGCTGGTCGAGTGTTATTCTTATTTAAAAGGCCCGCAGGATATGTACAACCTCTACAAAACAAGGTATGATACAGAATTACAGGCTTTTGCTCTTGAACAAATGGGATCAAGAAGAAGAGGTCAGTATACTGATGGAACACCGAGAACACCTGTTCCGGCTCCGTCACCATAAAAATTTATAAGGAGATAACATGGCAATAACAACTAACGCGATTACAAACTCTTTTAAGGAAGAAATCCTTGAAGGTGTTCATGACTTCACTCCAACATCTGGAGACGTCTTTAAATTAGCTTTATACACATCACAAGCATCAATAGGTGCTGACACAACAGCTTACCCGGGAGATTCCTCTGGTAACCAAGTTGCAAACACTGGTCAGTACACGCAAGGTGGAGGAGCTTTGGTAAACGCTCTTGTTTCAACGCAAGGAACAGTAGCATTCGTAGATTTTACGGACTTATCTTTTACAGGTGTAACATTAACAGCAAGAGGTGCTTTAATTTATAACACTTCAAACAGTAACAAATCTGTTTGTGTATTGGACTTTGGCTCAGATAAAACAGCTACGTCAGGAACTTTTACGATTCAGTTTCCTAACCCAAACAACACACAAGCTATAATTAGAATCGCATAATTAGGAGCCCGGTGTTATGGCACAACTTACTTACACCGTTACCGTAGCAACGGGCAGCCTATACTTAGGTGGTGGCGCCACTGGTAATGTTTATTATTTAGATGGTGTTAGAGATATTGACTTATCTTGGGTCAAAAGTGGAACTTTAAGATTTGATCAATCAGATTCATCAAACGACTTTCACCCTTTATTTTTTGCTACACAAACTTCAAGTCCACAATCAAATGTTTATGGAACAGGAGTAACTTATTATCTAGATGGCTCTGCCACACAATCTGATTATTTCAACACCTCAACTTTTAACGCTGCAGGAACAAGATACATTGAAGTAACTCCAGCAAGTGACTCAACTTTTTATTACGCTTGTTACATTCACGGAATAGGAATGGGCGGTGAAATAGATATTACTCAAAATACTTGGGGAGCTTTATCTTGGAATTCTGGACAGTGGAGTGATCAAACAGATATTGATCTTGATATAACAGGTTTACAATTAAATTCTTCTCTTGGTGATACAGATGAATTTGCAGACAGAGGTTGGGGCGGAAATACTTGGTCTCATGGTAACTGGGGTGAAGTAAACCAAACAGACGCTGCAGTAACTGGTTCGCAACTTCAATCTTCAATAGGTAGTGTTGTAGCTTTTCCTGAATTTGGTTGGGGAGGTGGTGTTTGGAACTCTTCTAATGGTGGTTGGGGTAATTTATCTGACACCATAACTAATGTTACAGGTTCTCAATTACAAACTAATATTGGTGAAGAGGGAACTGAGGGAGAAATAAATGCAGGTTGGGGAAGAAAAACTTGGAACAATAATGAAGGTTGGGGTATTGCAGGAACTTTAGAAGCAGATGGAATACAGTTACAAACTACAACTCCAGGGGTAGAAGTTGATAATGAGATTAATGTTGGTTGGGGTAGATTAGAATGGGGTAACGGTGCATGGAATGCAGGATTCTCTGTTGAATTAGGCTCATTAAGCTTACAGTCTACAGTTGGTGAAGAATTCCCATTTGCAGACTTTATTGCAGAACCATCTGGTTTAGGTTTACAATCGACTATTGGAGATGCACACGAAACGACAGCTGATAGTGATGTAGCTCCTTTTGGTAATTTATTACAATCTTCTCAAGGCACAGCCACTGGTGCTCAGGACGTTAATCCAACTTTACAAACTTTAGCTTTACAATCAAGCATCGAAAGTGTTGCTGTTGGAGCTCTAACTTTAGCAAATCCAGACGGTATCCAGTTACAATCTAATATAGGCGAAGAGACAGCTGAAGGATTTGCTATCGTAAGTCCTACTGGATTAGGTATGGCCTTTTTAGAGCCTACAGTAGACGCTGTTTCTGTAGCTGAAGTAACAGGCTCACAATTACAATCTTCTATTTCAAGTGTTTCTTTAACGGGTAATGCTACAGTTGATTTAACAGGCATACAGTTGACTGGAAGTCTCGGCTCGCTTAATATTACACCATGGAATGAAGTAGATTTAGGAGTCAATAATACTTGGACTGAGGTTGATTTGGCTGCTTAATTTTAGTAAAATAACAATATAAGGATTTTATAATTATGGCATCATCATATACAGCTCTCGGAGTGGAACTTCAAGTAACCGGTGAAAATGCGGGTACGTGGGGTGATAAAACAAATACAAATTTACAATTATTACAACAAATCGTAGGTGGATTTAACCAAACATCAATCGCTGGTGGAGCAGGTACAACTGCCTTAGACGTTGTTGACGGAAACACGACTGGAACAGCTCAACAAAACATGATTGAGTTTACAGGTACAATTACTGGTAACAGAATCGTTACTATACCAACTGACGTTGAAAAATTATACGTTATAAGAAACTCCACATCAGGAGCTTTCACTGTTGAATTTAAATACGCATCAGGATCAGGCGCAAGCGTAACTTTTGCTACTACTGATAAAGGCACAAAAATGTTAATGGCAAAAGCCGACGATGTTACAAACCCTAATATTATTGATGTGGGCATGGTCGATTTAGCAGGCGTTCAAACTTTAACAAATAAAACTTTAACATCTCCTGCGATAGGAACATCAGTATTAGACACTGGTGGAGCTGAGTTATTAAAAGTTACAGCAACTGGTTCAGCTGTAAATGAATTAACTCTTGCAAACGCAGCGACAACAAATAATCCAACTTTGTCTGGAACTGGAGACGATAGTAACGTTGGTATCGATTTAACACCAAAAGGTTTAGGTGCTGTTAAATTTACAAGTATCGGTAGCATAGAAGCTTTACAAGAAAGAGCTACGATCGCAGCCACTGGAACTACAGGGACGGTAAACTACGATATACTTACTCAAGCAGTTCTTTATCACACTTCTAATTCTGCTGGAAACTTTACAGTAAATTTAAGAGGTGATGGATCTAACACTTTAAACAACGTTATGAATACGGGAGACTCAATGACAGTAGCGTTTTTAGTTACTCAAGGGGGAACTCCTTATTACAATTCAGCAGTTCAAGTTGACGGCTCAGGGGTGACACCAGAATGGCAAGGTGGTTCAGCACCTACAGCAGGAAATGCTAACTCTGTTGATATTTATACATACACAGTAATCAAAACTGGAGACGCGACATTCACAGTGTTTGCATCGCAGACTCAGTTCGCGTAATAGAATAGGAGTTAAATAGTTAATGCCAATAATTGGTACAATAGGAGCAGGATCAGCTGGAGGATTTGGTCAAAGAAAAGGTGGTCTTGCACCTGTTGATGTTGACTATTTACTTGTCGCTGGAGGCGGCGGTGGAGCAGGTGGAGCTCGATCTGGCGGTGGAGGAGCCGGAGGCTATAGGACTTCTTTCCCAGGCGGAACAAAATTAACATTAGAAGGTAGCGTAGGATACACCATAACAGTGGGAGACGGTGGTGCCGGAGCTGATGGCGACACATCAAGTCCAGTTTCTGTAGCTAAAGGAACTAATTCATCCATTGTACACGCTGGCGGAACAATAAGTTCTTCAGGTGGAGGAATAGAGAGAGGTAATTCTAACCCTCCATTAGCACCAGGAGGTTCTGGTGGTGGAGGCGAAGGTAGATTTAGTGTGCCAGGCGGTTCAGGAAATGTTGGAGGGTACACTCCTCCGGAAGGAAACGATGGTGGATCCACTTCGGGAGCTGTTTCTAGTCCTGATTTATATGCTGGAGCTGGAGGAGGCGGAGCCGGTGGCGGAGGTGGAAATAATCCAAGTTCATCTCAAGCCGGAGCTGGTGGTCCAGGATCAGCATCAACAATTACTGGAGCTTCAGTCACAAGAGCTGGCGGAGGCGGAGGATCAGCTGGATACGGATCCCCTTGGCCAGGACCTGGAGGATCTGGCGGAGCCGGTGGACCAGGTGGCGGCGGAGCAGGAGGAAGCGGAAGTTCTTCTGAACCAACAAGAAACGGAACACCAGCAACAGCTAACACCGGTGGCGGTGGAGGCGGAGGAGCTTATCAACTAGGCGCAGATCCATCTTCAAACGGTGGAAATGGTGGTTCTGGTATCGTAGTTCTTAGAGGTCCATCCGATACAAGATTTACAGTAACACCAGGAACAAACACAATTACCACTGCACCAGGTGGAGAAAAAATAGCAACGTTTACTGTTTCTGGAACAGTTAAGGCAGGCGTGTAATGGCTCATTTTGCTGAATTAGATTCAAACAACAAAGTTTTAAGAGTTGTCGTTGGATGCGATACAGATGTTGCAGAAAATGGTGGACCACAATCAGAACAAGCTGCAACACATTTTGAAACAGTAGTGCCTTTATCTTTAGATGGAGTTAAGTGGATTGAAACTTCATATGATGGCAGTTTTAGAAGACAGTACGCATCTATAGATGGATACTATGACCCCGATCAAGATGTATTTATTAGTGAAAAACCATATCCTTCTTGGATATTAAATTCAGACAAAATATGGGAAGCACCTGTGCCTAGACCGGCAGAACATAGTCCATTATCAACTTGGGATGAAGATAATCAAACTTGGGTTGATTATACTCCTACACCTGAAGAACCTGAAGAAGAAGCATAATAATTAATATTTAAAACCATTCTTTTTGTAACATCAGTGTGAGTTGTACCTGCGTGTTCTAAATCACTAGGAAAGATTACTAATTTATTTTCAATACTTTTTTCTTTTTTCTTATTTTTAAAAATAGTATGGCCATTGTTCGTATTAAGATAATATATAGCTGTTTTCATTCCAGTAATTTTTTTTGAAAAATCAGTGTGAAAAGGTGTAGTTTTTATTTTAGTTTCTTTAAAAGTTAAATTTACTTTCAATCGTCTAATGGATTTAGGCTGTAATTTGTTAATTAAAGGATATAATCCATCAAAACAATTGCTTACAACTTTATGATCTTCTATAAAAGTATGTGTGAATTGAAATTCACCGTCTCCTGGAACTACCTTGTGATTT